GTTGGCATAAATGTTTACTCTGATGAGTGGCATATTTTAGCTAACATGTTGCAAAAGAAAGGTCGTCACTGTGTAGCAGGAGATTTCAAGAACTTTGATGGTAGTGAGCAAGTTGTAGTTTTAAATGCTGTTCTTTCCATCATACAAAAATGGTATGATGGTTCTGCTGTTGATAATAAGGTTCGCCTTGTTCTTTGGCAAGAGATAACCAACTCGAGACATCTTTGTGATGATATTGTCTATGATTGGCATAAAAGCCTACCTAGTGGGCATCCTGCAACTACTATTATAAATAGTTTATATAATTTGATTTCTTATAGAATGGCATGGATGATTCTTGCTGAACCTGATTTCAAAAATATGAAAGCTTTTACTGAAAATGTTTTTCTTATGGTATACGGTGATGATAGTATAGCTAATGTTAGTGTTAATGTTATTGATTGGTACAATCAACAAACGCTGGCTGGTGCTATGTTAAAGTTTGGTCTTGTCTATACAGCGGAAACAAAACAAGGTGAAACATCATTGAGTAGAAACTTGGCTGACATTACTTTTTTAAAGAGAAGTTTTAGATTTGATCATTATGTCTATAATTATTTGGCTCCTTTGAACCTTGAGACAATTTTAGAAATGCCTTATTGGACCAAAAGGGGCGCTTTAAAAGAAGATATTGAAAAAGACAATGTCGAGACCAGTTTGAAAGAACTTAGTCTCCACGATGAGAGGGTATTTTTGGCATGGTCCCCCTTGATCATTAAGAGTTCAAAAGATGCCATTGGATTTGTACCGACCATAACCTCGTATAAGGGCCTTCAGGACCTTGTTCGTGGTTCTAGTCTGGTATTTTGAGTCTGGTTGAGGAACCCCCAGCGTGATCTTGCTTCTTGACATAATTTGCGTCGTTAAAGTCAATTAGTATTGCTGTTGGGGGAATATGGTGGGTTATTTAACCTTACTACCAGGAAACCATGTGGGCAAACCCCATAAATTCCAGGCACCGACGCTCGAAGACATTGGTCTGATTCAGCCATGCCTTTTAAAAGATGAATTGCTAACTCTAATTCTATTACTGATATGTCGTCTACCGTTGATGAAACTTTAGTGTTTCATGAAGCCCGTGCTGTCGAATCTGTATGTCCTACTTCCTGCGAAGAGCTTTCTATGGATCTTCTTTCCTCTGGTTCCGATGGTCGGGAACATGCTTTGAAGGAGATTCTTGCTCGTCCTATTCCTATCGCTCGTACCTTGTGGACTAGTACCCAGGCGGCTACAACTGAAGTTCTTTCTATTGCTGTTCCGTCTGCCATACTTAATTACTATAACACCGCATTTAAAGTTTCTGGATTTTTGGGTTTTCGTGCTAAAACCATTTTAAAATTACAGATTAATACTAATCGCTTTCAACAAGGGCGACTAATGTTTACTTTTGTGCCTACTAACGTTCCTTATCCTAATACTTCGCAAACTCCTACTGCCGACCTACGAGCGCAAGAATGTTTTAGATCTTTGAGATCTATTTCTCAGCTACCTAGAATTGACTTTGAT